CATCGTCACCTTCAACAGGAGCATCTTGTTTAAAATCAGCAGTCTGTATCTTTTTAGCAATTCTTTCTTTTTTTGGTATTTTGTGTTTTGGTGTTGATATATGACCATCTAACGAATCGTAGTTGATTTCAGCATCAACATATTTAGATACAGAGTCAACAAAAGGTTGTAGGTCTTCAGGGTCCCAATAAGTAAGACCGGGCCTAATAGGTGGTTTATATGAACCTCTAGCCATACCCGAAGATGTTGCCTCGTTTAATTTTTCAACTTCCAAATATTTCTTAAATGATTCAAAAAGACTTTCACTTTTCATTTTAAAATACTTATATTTCTTATAAATATCTATAAAATGGAATCAGTAGAAAATTTGGAAAAAGAACTACAAGAAAAAATCGATGAGATGTCACCTAAAGGTTCATTGTTCGAAGCAATAAATTATTTTGACGATGAGCAACTTGATGAATTCTATAGGAATATGACAAGAGAACAGGCCATTTTCTGTTTGATTGAGGCAACTAAAGCAGGATACAGAAGAGGTGCTTACAAATTGGAGGAATGTGAGGCAATTTCTAAAGCATTTAGAGTTATTGGTTGTTAATAACTTTGTGAAACAAAATTTGGAGAGAGTCAAATTTTTTCTTATATTTGTAAAATAATCATAGGATATGTAGAGTTAGAACGAAACAATCCTAACTCATATGGTGTTTGGAAGACGATTAAGATACAAAAACACTAAAATTAGAAATAGGGGGGACAACGATTTAGATACAACCCCTATTTTTTTATAACAACTTGGTCTCTACCAACTTTAAATTGGTATAATTCAGACTCTCTAAATAAAGTAATAATTATTAACTTCCAATAAGTATTGGATACTTTTTCAGCCGAGACCGCCATTGCGAGTTGCCAATCCTCAGAAATAATTACAAATGGTGTATTTTCTAAAATTTCACCATACACTATTTTTTCGGCAATATCTTTTTTGAACTGATGGACAAATTCCACTATTTCAGCATTAGACACAGGGGTTTGATTATAATTTTCTAAATAATCTCTTCCACCCCCTCTGTAATTAGAGTGTGTTGTGGTAATAACATCAAAACCAAAAGTAATCTCAAAATTGGTTGATATTTGACCTATTCTTTTTTCAAGAATTAAATGTTTTTTTATACTTTCTTTAAGATTCATATTGTATAAATATAAAAAAGGGGACTTTTGGTCCCCTTTTTAATTTATTAATTTAAATTGATTATCTCAATTCATTCAAATCAAATGTGCGTACACCGTCAACAATAATACGGCCAAAGAAGCGATTGTTGACCATCTTCTTCGCGTAACGAGTCATAATACCCTTGATAGGTGTAAAGTTGAATGGGTTGTACATAGTTGGAGTTAATTGAAGTGGTACATATGGTGCGTAGATGTAACCAGTGTCAAGAAGTGACGTACCTTTGTGACCCAACAATACTGTGTTTGCTGGGAAGTAAGGGTCACGATACACTTGGTAACGACCTGCTAATGTACCTACTCTTTCAATACCCATGTTGTACTGGTCTTGCTCAGGAGCTGCGTTAGAAACGTGGAAATATTGAAGGTCATCGAAAATTGCAGAAACTTCAGATGATACAACAATCCAGTTTGCTCCACCTCTCAACGTAGACTTGTGAATCTGTGCAGAGATTTGGTTGATTGCAGTGATAAGAGTTTGGTTCCAGTCCTTCTGAGTGTAAGGAGTAGATTGGTTGTTCAGACGCTTCCAACCGTTGTAATCCCAACGAAGTGTCCAAGCCGCACCTTTACGAAGGTCACGGAGGATTTCACGGTCGATTTCAGCCGCCACTTGTTCTGACAATAAAGCTGTCAATTCAGCTTCAGCGTCAATGTTGTGGAATGCCGCAACGTCTTGAGCAAGTTCTGGTGACCATTGTGCTCTCAACTTTCTTTCAGTTACAGAAACTGTCACTGACTGAAGGTCGAAAGATACTTCACCAATCTTGTCTTCAAATTCGAGATTCTTATATCTCTTATAGTAAGCAGTGAATGGGTTACTAAGTGTAGTTGCCGATACTGCCGCAGAGAAAGTAAGACCTGAATATCCATCAGGAGTTGAAGCTCCACAATTAATACAAGCTGGAACTTGGAGGTCAATTTCTAAATAGATTTTACCTTCAGCGTTACAGATATCTTGGAATGTACCACCATTACCACCACCTGTGTTTGTACCAGGGAAAGTAGTTGTAGTAGTTGAACCATATTCAACAATTCCCTTACCATATTTTTGAGTTACAACACGGAACAACAATGGAGCGGTAGTACTAAAAGTAACACCACCGATTGATGCTTGAGTTGGAAGGATTGTAAGGTCAGAAAGGAATGATTCATTATCCATTTCTTGTCCATCAGGACCGATAAGTTTACCGTCACCTGTTGAAGAGAAACCTGACATAACTAAAAGTATTTTTCTGTACTCGTTAGCCCCATATCCTGATACTACCAAATCACTTCCAGACCAAACTACTGTGTTTGTAGCCGCTGACAACCAAGCATATTGACCTTTAGAATAGTCAAAAAGACCTGGAGGATTCAAACCTGGCTCAGTACCTTCATAGAAAAGGTCATAAAGATTCTTAGAGTAAGCAGTTGAATCATTGTAACCTGCGTTAGGGTCACCAGGGTAGTTACCAGGTGAACCAACAGGTGACCTGTGATTGTTAGTAGCTCCTTGAGCAATCGCTGGAGTAGTTGCAGTCCAACCTTGAATCTGTGGTACAAAGTAGAACAACTTACCGATAGGAAGGTTCATAGCTTGTACTGATACGATTTCGTTAGCTAAAAGTTTAGAGAATACACGACGAATGATTGGGAATACAACAGTTTCGAATGAACCTGAATCCGCAGTTGACGCCGCTTCGTTAATTAAGAATGAAGCTTGGTTTTCATATAACTGAGCTACGTTCTCTTTTAGGTGACCACGAAGGCCTTCAAGGAACCCTAATTTGTCCCATTTGTTAATAGTATCTTCTTTGATAACTTTAAGGTGCTTAAGACCAATGTTACCAACGAGACCTGATTCTAATAATGCTCCCATTTTTTTATTTTGGTTTTTATTTTTATTATTTATTTCGCAATTTTACTCATGATGTCTTTCATTCTAAGGAACTGAGGATTCTCATATGTCTTAGATTCAATCAAGTTAATTGCAGAACCTGATTGTGGCTCACGGTCAATTACTCTTTCAATAGATTCAGTAATTGGTGTCGCTTTTGTGCCTTGTGAAAGTTCATCTTTAATTGTTTTATATAAAGCTTTTGATTCCTTGAGGGTTTCAGCCGTATCAAATCTTCTAAGAATGTTAATTTTTTCATGTTTAGAAGTTGAGTGTTCGGTAAAGAGTCTTGTAGCATAAGCTAAATTTGAGTTGAAGATTGCCACTTCATTTAATTTATCTCTAAATAAATTAAGTGCCTTTCTATACTCCTCATTTTTAGTTCTAAGCATTTGAACTTCGTCCATAACTGATTCGTCTTGTCTTGCCTTTTTTGAACCAGTTCTAGCTCCTTTTGGAAGTGCTCCTTTTCTCCAACCCATTCCGTAAGTACGTGCGGCTTCTTTAGCCTCCTCTCTTTCAAGTTTTGGGGCTCTTGATGGCATATCCATCATTTCACCTTCTTTAAACTCAAATTTTGGTTTACCTGTACCTTTGGTTGGGTTTGCATGTTTCATGTTTTCTTTGAAACCACCTTTAGATGTTTTGTAAGAAAACTTTTTAGCTGAGCCAGGTTTTGCCGCACCTTTACCTACTTTTGCTTTCATGCCCTCTTTGGTTTCCATTTTCTTTTTCATTTTCTTTGATTCTGACATGTAATTGTAACCTTCGTTGTCCTCTTCAGGATTTTCCTCGAGTTCAAACTCAAATTCTGCATCAGCATCTTCTTCAAGTTCATACTCAAAATCAGATTCGTCACCTTCTTCAAGTTCCGTTCCTTCACTAGGCTCGTCAATTTCCAATTCATACACTAATTCATTGTCACCTTCTTCAAGTTCAGATTCTTCTGATTCCTCAAGTTCGCTCCCAAAGTGAGACATTTCATCTTCTTCTTCGAGTTCATACTCATACTCAGATTCTTCACCTTCAGTTCTAACCAAATATTCTCTATCGGCTTCAGAGTCAGTAACATGGAGATAATCTCCATCTTTTTGAACGATGAATTCATCGTCAGGTCCTGCCTTTAAGAATACGTCTAAAACTGCCGAATCAGGTTCACCGACCAAATTAACTGTGTCTTCGTCAGAATCAAAATCTGTTTCTTCTTCATCTTCAAAACCCATCATCATATCTTCAGATTCTTCGTCATCTTCTTCAGAGTCCTCCATTTCGAATTCATCTTCTTCAGTGTCTTCTTCTTCAGATTCTTCACCTTCTTCCTCTTCAGAGTCCTCCATTTCGAATTCATCTTCTTCGGCTTCGGCTACTTCTTGATTGGTTTCTTCAGATTCTTCTTTAGTCTCATCTTTCATAGACTCTTTTACTAGTTCGCTAATTTCTTGCTTCATTGTTGATGCAAGTATTTCTTTTGCGTTCTCATTGATAACTTCCTCCAAATTCTGAATTTGGATTAACGTTTCTTCAACTAAATTTTTTTCAGCCATTTATACTTTTTTTTAATAAATATATGGCTTTATTAAAAAACACTTTTTTTTTGATTTTGGCAATAAAAAAAGGGACAAAATGTCCCTTTTTCTAAAAACTAATTTTTACCTCTTATTCAATTACTTCATCAATTTTACTTTCGACAATTGCCGTAATTCTCCAATCTTCAGAGTAACTTTCAAAAACTTTAGTTACCTTCGCCTCAACATCGGTTGGGCTAAAACCTTTAACTAATTTTTCTTGTCTTAGTTTTTTAATCTTACCTGTCTCTGAGTCAGGCATGTCTGTTGTAATTTTTGCTACAAAATATTTTTCGTCCATGTTACTTATTTTGATAAATAATCGGTGAGTTTTTTCATTAAATCAATACTCGCACTTGCATCTCTTTGAGATTTTAATTCTTTTTCCTCTTGCAAGTTTTCTTCATACTTGTATCTGTCCTTTTCATCTTGGAAAAGATAAGCTCCAGGTGTTGACGGGGAAGATACAAGGTCAAAGCATATTAATTCAAAATCTTCTTGGACTTCATTTTGTTCTCCTCTCTTTTTTAGAGAACCTACTCCACGAGAAGAAATTCCAAGAGTAACACCTTGTCTTAAAAGATTTGCCGCTTGGTCTCCCTTTGTTGATACAATTCCTCTTTCGTGAAAACCTGGTGAAGTAAGAAGTCTTAATTTACCAAGAAGTACATTTTTATCCCACCACATTTCTGTTATAATGTGAGACACTCTATCTAAGTCAATTAAAGATGACTCAGGATGGTTTAGTTCTGAAAGAGAAGTTCCTCTTTTAATATAATTTTTTGTATAATTATCAGCCTCTCTTTTAAGAATTTTTTCAGGATAGATTCTACCATTCCTATTTGGAGTATCGTACTTCTGTAGAACAGCATAGAACTCAAAGGGTTTTGAATGGTCTGATACATTCATATTTTCTTTAATTATTCTATCATTTGAAAATTCATTTGGTGACACATATCCCGCATCATATTCGATAAGAATACCTTTTCCTATTTCGTTTGGCCCGAGTATTTTAAAGTTTTGCATTTAATATTTTCTTTATAAATATTAAACCAACTCCAAATTTATAATTTTATCGGCTTTGGTCAAGTGAAAATCAAAAAGTTCTGACTTTGAAAGGACTTCTTTTTGTATTCCCGATATAATATCCCTAATTGTATTTTTTAATTTTACTGATTTAAATTCAATATTTTCCTTAGTAAAAATAGTAAATTCCAAATTCATAAATGACCTTTTTCCAAGTGTTATCCCACTTGACCTTAAATCTAAATCAACAATAAATTTTGAATGGAAAATAAAACTATCAATAATATCTGTAAGAACTTGTTTAATTTTTTTTAAGAAATAGGCAATTTGACGTGACCAGTCTTCTGAGAAAATTTTGGGTTCGACCCAAGATTGTATGTTTATGTAAATTGACTTTAAATTTTTGG